TCGTTCTAAATTCTTTTTAGAAATCTTGTAAACATTGCCAAGAAGGTTGGGATCTGTTAATAATGTAGGCAATTCCTCATTAGTAAAAAACCATTTTCGCATACCTTTTTCAAAATTGTTATTATTGTCGTATAAATGATGTGCAGGATAGAAGTCACCAACAGAGTTTCGTGCTAATGTTCTTTTGGGTGCAACTATAACTCTATTGGCTTGATCGTTGGTAAATATTTTCATAGGAATACTTCTTTTTAAATTTCCCTTTAGTTGCATATTGCGAGGTTTATCTCTACCATACCCTTTTTTGTCTAACCATACTTTATAACTATCAGTGTATTCTGGATATGATTCACCTTTAATATCTACGCCTTTTGATGTAGCATCTTGTACTTTTTTGAGGGCAGCTCTACCGAGAGGTTTTAATAATTGTTCCATAATTAACTTTGGAACTTTTTTACGCTTTAAGCGTTTGAAATAAACATTACTTTTTACTGTTACTCGCATCTTCGACTACCAATGGTTGATTTATACTTGCATTATTTTCAATGATTCTATTAGCATCTTCAATACTTAAATCTTTGTTTTCTTCTGCAAGTAATTGTGCTTCTGTTGTTAAGTTATGTTTTAATTTATATTCATTTAACATAATCTTATCTTGCGTAGTCATAGGATATTCTACTTCAGCAAAGTCTACTTTAAACTCTGATGGCTGTGGTAAACCTAAGCTGTTTATTTCTGATAGAGCATATTCTACTTTGTAGAACTCTTTTTCATATTGACGATATAATTCTTTATCGTCCATAAAATCTTCGTGGCGTTCAAGGTCTTTAATCATCAAAGAAATACCACTTGGTACTTCCCCACCTGATTGTGCGAAAGTAACAAATAAGTGATTATTTAATGCCACTAATTCTATTTGCCATTTTATATTTTCTATAACAGAACGAACATCGCCTTGTGGAGAAACTATGCTATAGTTACTTCCTTCAGGTAAAGTTAAAATTTCATCTGATCCTGCTCTTACATTAGAGTTATCAGAAATAATTCCAGTTACTACTGGTTGTCCAAACATTTGGAATCGTAATCCTAATTGCATTTCTGTCATTGTAATATTGATATGCTCATTAGCAGATACCAAGTCTGACGCACCTTCTACAAAGAAAGAATCTAATTGTTCTTCTCTGTGTGTAAATACAAAAGGTAATACACCTAAGTTGTGTTGTACCTCTTCAAGAATATCACCATTCTCATTGAATTTTAAATGTAATTCACTATCCCAATACGCATACATTAACTCATTTGTATCAGATAAGTCTGCGTGTCCGTGCATCATTGGATATACAATCGCTTCTGGTCTATAAGGGTTGTCACCAAAATATGGTTCAAAATAATAAATAGGACGATAATCAAAGCGTTGCTCTACTTCATCATACATTACATAAGTTGCAGTAGAACCAAGTAAACGAGTCATTCGTTCCATTTGTTTCATACGAGCATTTTTTACAACAGTTAAATCTATATATTTATCGTTTACATTTCTTTTTGCACCGATGGTATAAATACTGGACATACGATTGACAAACTTTTTCACGATGTTGGTATTGTAATGAGGTATTTCTTGGAATGCGTCAGATTTAAAATATCCTTCGATATATTGTTCGGTTAAAGAGCCAGAATAATAGTCTAAGGACTTTCTTACTTCTTCTCTACGAGCTTTCGCTTGTTCTTCTTTAAAGTTAGTTAATGAGTCTTGTATAATTTCTCGTGCTGTTAAAACCATCAAAGTATTCCTTTTTATCGTGATATTCTTCCAATGAAGTTACTTCTAATTGGAAATCTATTCAATATAAAATATCGGAAGGCATCGCAACCGTGTTCATAGAATCCATCTTTGATTGGATTGTTAGAGATAGCTTTCCCTTCTACTGCTTCTGGGAATCTATATCCCTCGAAATCTTCTGCAATACCTACACATCTTTTATCAATTTTTATTCTGCGTAATCCATCTGCATTTTCAAAGAAACTTCGACAATAGCTAACACCAGATTGTATATCTCTGGATAATTTGTCCATACGATATTCTACATAAATTCCGTGTTTGCGTAAAATATGAATATCTCCTAAACCAGATTGTCCTTGAACGAAACTACCTGCAGGGTCACCATAGTAAGTAATTACTGGATAGTTCTTTTTCTTTATCATCTCTGCAAGTTTATCGGTTGGGATATTGCGTTCGTGAATGATTTCATCAATAATATTAATATGCCAATTACCATCTTGCTTATAAGTCTGAAACCATAATACTGATGGCATTCTAAATCCAAAGTCCATTGAACAATAAGTAGGTAGGTTTTCCTGGTATGGAACATTGCCTACATCTTTCTCTCTATCAAATGGATATACTCTTCCTTCCATTGAAGTAAACTTGGCTGCGAACTCCTGGTCAAATAACTCTTTGGACATATTTCTTTTTCGTTCCATTAAGAAAGAATCTTTCTCGCCTTCTGGAAATGCGTGTTCGTTTTCCCAACTTGGAGATTGCACCGAATACCATTTTGGATCTGTTTGCCCTAACAAGTACAAGTCATATATCCAATTAAACCCTTCAGGTGTAGTAATAAAAATAGCTTTCCCTTTTCTATCAATAAGGGTAGGAGATAAATACATATCCCAAATCTTTCTTGGCATCTTTGCTGCTTCGTCAATAATCAATAAGTCTACACCTTCCCCAACAAGCGAGTCTGGATTTTCACAAGACATACCTTCTACGGTTGTTCCCCACTTGAACTTAATATACTGTTCTTTTTCTGATGCTCGTTCAATATCATTTGCCTTCCCTGCTACCATATCTTTCCATACTTCACGAAACATTAATCGTGATTTCTTATAAGATAGTCCAACAAGCCAAATCTTTTGATTCGGTTGTGCTGCATAAAATTCTGCTTCACGGAATGCTGCAGTAGTTTTACCATATCTCCTACCACAAATATTTACGAAATACGAAGCACCTGCTTTCTCTGGGAAGTGTAGTTTACGCTGACCTGCGTGAGGTACATAGTTCATATAGTCGAACCATTTTTGCTTGAACTCAAACTCTTTAATTTTCTTTGACATTCTAATTGTGATTAATTTAATTCATAATTAACTTAATGTCATATAATAATCCACTTAAGGAGTAAAAATGTCTGAATTAGAACAGAATACAGCCGTTGAGGAAGCTGTAAAAGAACCTCAAGTCAGTCAAGACGAAAAAAAGACAGAACAAGCTGTTCCTTATTATCGTTTTCAGGAGCTGGTAAAAGAACGAAATGATCTTAAATCACAAGTTCAAGAAGTAGCTACTGCACAGGAAGAACAGCGTAAAAAGACTTTAGAAGAGCAGGGCGAATACAAAGCTCTCTTAATTGAAGAACAGAATAAAAATAAAGAGTTGGAAACAAAGTTTAGCGAAGTTTCTGAATCTTTTAATCAGTATGTTAATCAAGAAAGAGATTCTCTTCTGGGTAAAATTCCTGAAACGAAAAGAGAAAAATTTGAGAAGGTAGATGATTTATCTCTTTTGCGTGACATAGTTTCAGAATTTGAAACACGAGCTGGAGTTAATGTAGGACAAGTTGAGAATAAAGTTTCCGTTACGAAGTTTAAAGGAAACCCTTTCAACGAGTTAGATAATAATTCAAAGCGTAGGAGTTCGCATAAGGACTTAATAAGTCATTACCTTAAGAAAAAATAACATTTTTAAAACTTAAGGAGAGTACATAAAATGGCAAATGTAACTACAACAACTGCTGCTAATTTTATACCAGAAATGTGGAGAGATGCGATTCTTGATTATGCTGAAAGAAAATTTCAGTTAAGAAATCAAGTATTAGACTTTTCATCAATGGTACAAAATGGTGGCGACATACTTAATATTCCTAAAGTAGCTGAAGAAACTGCTGCTGCAAAGTCTGCTGACACTGCAGTAACATATTCTGCTAATACTGACGGAGTAATTCAATTATCATTAGATCAACACCAATACGAAGCGAAAAGAATCGAGGACATCGTAAGAGTTCAAGAATCTGCTGACCTATTTAATGCTTATGCAAAATCAATGGGTTACGCTTTAGCTAAGAAAGTAGAAAACTACTTAGCTGTCGATATTATCCAAGCTGCTACTGGAAACGATGTTTCTTTAGCAACTGACAATACCCCTACAACTGCTGAAGTTAGAAGTGGCTTACAAAAACTTCTTGATGCAGGTTTTGACTACACAGATGGAGAAACATTCTTTTATGCTTCACCAGCTATGTATATGAACCTAATGGGCTTAGGTGATTTCACTGAAGCACAAAAACGAGGAGATAGTGCTAACCCACTTGCTTCTGGTAGCATTATGGAAATTTATGGTATGCCAGTTATCGCTTCAACAGACTGGGACGATGATGGTGGTACTGGAGATGAGTCTGGTTCTATTTTTAATAGAAACGGAATCTACTTTGCACAACAAATAGCACCAAGAGTTCAATCATCTTATGATATTGACCAC